TAATCAATCGGTAGATGTACATCAATTTACAATGATTCCAAAAGCGGATATACCCCGCTCTTCGTTTGATTGTCAATCGACACACAAAACTACTTTTGATGCTGGATATCTCGTTCCTGTATACGTAGATGAAATGCTTCCAGGCGATACATTTCGCTTAAATATGACGGCATTTACCCGTCTGGCAACACCGCTGTATCCAATTATGGATAACATGCATTTAGATTCATTCTTTTTCTTTGTACCAAATAGATTGATTTGGAACAATTGGCAAAAATTTATGGGTCAACAAGCGAACCCATCAAGTTCGATTTCTTATGTTGTACCCCAACAAGTATCACCAGCTGGTGGATACGCTATAGGTTCATTACAAGATTACATGGGATTACCTACGGTTGGGCAAGTAGGTGGTGGTAATACAGTATCCCATTGTGCATTCTGGCCACGGGCATATAACCTTATATATAACGAGTGGTTTAGAGATGAAAACTTACAAAATTCTGTACACGTTGATCTTAATGATGGCCCTGATAATGTGGCTGACTATACTTTATTACGACGTGGAAAACGAAAAGATTACTTTACTTCTGCCCTTCCTTGGCCTCAAAAAGGTGCTTCTGTATCACTTCCTTTAGGAACTGTGGCTCAAGTTTATTCAAACGAGTCTATTGGTGGTAGTGGAATACCAGCACTTGCTAGAGCAACTACGTTAGGAGCTGGTGGATCTATACAAGGTGCATCAGGAACAAATATATTGAGCTTTGCTCAAGCACCTTTAGGTGCTAATGAAACAATGCATTGGTACAACGGAGATGTGGGTTTATATGCTGATTTATCTACTGCGACTGCTGCAACAATTAACCAATTACGTCAGTCTTTCCAGATTCAAAAACTTCTTGAAAGGGATGCTCGTGGCGGTACTCGTTATACTGAAATTATACGCTCACATTTTGGTGTTATTTCTCCTGATGCTCGCTTACAGCGTCCCGAGTACATCGGGGGTGGATCAACCAATATTAATATTAATCCGATCGCTCAGACGTCGGGTACTAATGCTAGTGGAACTACTACCCCTATGGGCACACTTGCTGCTATGGGTACTGCCTTGGCTCATAATCATGGCTTTACTTACTCAGCTACTGAACATGGTGTCATTCTTGGATTAGTATCTGTACGTGCCGATCTTACATACCAGCAGGGACTGCAGCGTATGTGGAGTCGATCAACACGATACGATTTCTACTTCCCAGCATTTGCAACCTTAGGCGAACAAGCCGTACTTAATAAGGAAATATATGTTACAGGTGGTTCTGGGGATAATAATGTATTTGGCTATCAAGAACGCTGGGCAGAATACCGATATTATCCTAGCCGCATTTCAAGTTTGTTCCGTTCTACTGCTGCTGGAACTATTGATGCCTGGCATCTTGCACAAAAGTTCACTACTACACCTACGTTGAACACAACGTTTATACAAGACACACCACCAGTGAGTCGAGTAGTAGCAGTGGGTTCAGCTGCCAACGGACAACAATTTATTTTTGATAGCTTTTTTGATTGTAAAAAAGCACGACCAATGCCAATGTATTCTGTACCTGGCTTAATCGATCATTTCTAATGTTAGGCGCTATATTAGGAGCAGCAGCAACTGCAGCTGGAGTTGCTACAGGCAACCCAGCTTTAATAGCTGCAGGTGTAAGCGGTGGATTAACCGCATTTGGTCAAGAGAGAACTAACGCACAAAACGCTCAGTTAGCTAGAGATCAGATGGCTTTTCAAGCTGATATGTCTAACACGAGTTACCAACGAGCTGTGGCTGATATGAAAGCAGCTGGATTAAATCCAATGCTTGCTTATATGCAAGGAGGAGCTTCGACTCCTGGAGGCCAAACTGCAGTGATGCAGAATGCCTTAGGAGCTGGAGCAACAAATGCAACACAAGGATACCAAACTGCATTGAATGCAGCTTTGAATGTTGCTGATATAAAACTTAAAGGCGAACAAGCCGGAGCTGCTGGATCTCAAGAAGATTTAAATAGAGCAAATATGAATTTGTCTCTTGTAGAAGCAGCTAATAAATCAGCCCAATTACCTGGGCATGAGCAATTTGTGAATCAAGTTGCATCACAAATTAAATTAAATAATGCTATATCTGCAAGCAATAGTGCTAACGCTGCTAAAACAACTGCAGAAATGCCTGAAGCTATTGCCGTAGGCAAAGTCTATGAAGGCGAAAAAGGTAAATATATAAAAGGTGCAGAAAGAGGAGCCGAAATATTCAAAGATTTAGGTATAGGAGCTTCTTCTGCAAAATCAGCTATAAAACCTAACATGTCTAACATGTTTAGACCACAACAACCAGATAGTAGACCGACTTCAAATAGGAGATAACATGTCAAAAAACGCCGTTTTTTTACGTACCCCATATAACTACGATAGAGATGCTGCAACTAATGAGTCAGGTTTGGCTTGTGAGGAGCCATCCCTGGCTCAGCAGCACCATAAAGACGAATGTGATATTAACAATATCCTTCGTCAATTCAATATAACTGGGCTTTTGCCAGAAGTTCCATTAAGCCCCCGCTACGGGGACTTTACCGGTATTGGTGACTACCATACCGCACTTAACCGCGTAATCGCGGCACAAGATGAATTTGAGGCACTACCAGCCCAAATTCGAGCTCGGTTTAATAACGATCCTGCCGAGCTTATAGAGTTCCTTGAGGACGATAAAAATCGACCTGAAGCCGAAACTCTCGGATTGGTCGATAAAGCAGCTGCCGAAGCCGTTGAAGCTGCTAAAACTACCCCTGAAAAGGTGGCTGAATAAGCCATAGAACAGTTACCTACTTGATGTAACTGTTCTAGGTGACACCAAAAACCACAAAAGGAGTTAAAAATGATGTATAGAAAACCCGTAAATAAACGTCGTTCTGCTCGTTCTTTTAGAAAGAACGCAAGACGCACTAAATCAGCAAATATGGCTAAATCTCCACAACGTGGAGGCTGGAGGCTCTAAAAAAGCCCCCAGGCACCTCACATGCCTTGCTATCACCCAATAAGTGCATATCAATGCACTGATGGATCAATAGTCTTTTCAGAATTGAGAAGACACGATATATTACGATCCTTAAATTTACCCTGTGGCCAATGTGTTGGCTGCAGGTTAGAACGCTCACGTCAGTGGGCTATTCGATGCATGCACGAAGCTCAAATGCATGAACAAAACTCCTTTATTACACTTACTTATGACAATGCACATCTCCCAAGCGATAGATCATTACACTATAGAGACTTTCAGCTCTTTATTAAAAGATTACGAAAACGGTTTACTGGACGAAGAATCCGTTTTTACATGGCTGGAGAATATGGTGAGAAGCTTGGCCGTCCGCACTGGCATGCATGTATCTTCGGACTCAGCTTTGATGATAAGAAACTATGGAGACGGAGTCCCTCTGGTGCTAACTTATATAGATCCCAAGACCTTGAATTACTCTGGCCATTTGGTCATTCCTCCATTGGAGACGTTACTTTCGAATCCGCAGCATATGTGGCTCGATACATAATGAAAAAGGTAACTGGAAAAAACGCAGAAGAACATTACACTGAAATTGACCCAGATTCTGGGGAAATAACTAAGCGTAAACCCGAGTTTACGAAAATGAGCCTTAAGCCTGGTATTGGTTACGAATGGTATAAAAAATACACTTCCGATGTGTATCCTCACGACTACGTTGTAGTTCGTGGAAAAAAAGTCAAACCCCCAAAATATTACGATAAAAACTATAAAATAGATAATCCATATGAGTTTGACGAATTACTTTACTTCCGAGAAAAGTCTGCTAAACTCAATTACGAAGATAATACCCCTGAGCGATTGCTTGTAAAAGAGCAAGTAACTCAGGCAAAACTTCAAAAACTTAAACGTAACCTCACTTAAGGATATTTCTCATGAAATTAGTACTATGTTCTGTAAAAGACCGTGCAGCTGATGCTTATGGTCGTCCAATGTTTGTTCCGTCTGTTGGTGTCGCAATAAGGAGCTTTAGCGACGAGGTTAATCGGTCAGATACCGATAACCAACTATTTAATCACCCAGATGACTTTGATTTATATGAGCTTGGCGAATTTGATGATAATACTGGGTTGTTTGCTTTACACGAACAACCAAAACTGCTATCTTTAGGGAAACAGGTCAAAATACCTAAAGAGTGATTTAAATTAAACCGACTCAAAGGATGTATCTTTGGGTCGGAATATACTAGGGAGCTTAAAAAAATGCATCGTAATCAATCGGTAGATGTACACCAATTTACAATGATTCCAAAAGCAGACATTCCACGGTCTAGCTTTGATTGTCAATCTACACATAAAACAACTTTCGATGCTGGATATCTCGTACCAGTGTACGTAGATGAAATGCTCCCAGGCGATACATTTCGCCTAAATATGACGGCATTTGCCCGTCTAGCAACTCCCCTTTATCCAATTATGGATAATATGCACTTAGATTCATTCTTTTTCTTTGTTCCAAATAGACTTATTTGGAGCAATTGGCAAAAATTTATGGGTCAACAAGCGAATCCAAGTGATTCGATTTCTTATGTTGTACCCCAACAAGTATCACCATCAGGTGGATACGCTATAGGATCTTTACAAGATTACATGGGATTGCCTACTGCCGGTCAGGTAACTGCCGGCAATACTGTAAGTCACTGTGCATTCTGGCCACGTGCTTACAACTTAATCTATAACGAATGGTTTAGAGATGAAAACCTCCAAAATTCTGTTACCGTTGATACTGGTGATGGCCCTGATACTGTTAGTAATTACACTTTATTACGACGTGGAAAACGAAAAGATTACTTTACTTCTGCCCTTCCATGGCCTCAAAAAGGAGCATCTGTAACGCTGCCATTAGGTTCAAAAGCATTAGTAGCTTTTGATGGCATTGCAGGCGACGATACTTCAGTTTATTCAACTGTACTTGGCGCACAAAAAAATCTATACGCAAATATAACTGGTACTGGCGGTAATATTCGTATGGGTTCTACAACTGTTGCAACGCATAATTTATATGCTGACTTAAGTACTGCAACATCAGCAACAATTAATCAATTACGTCAATCATTTCAGATTCAAAAACTTCTTGAAAGGGATGCCCGTGGCGGTACTCGTTATACTGAAATTATACGCTCACATTTTGGTGTTGTTTCTCCTGATGCTCGCTTACAGCGTCCCGAGT